GTCCTTGCTAGGTAGGGTGTTGATCTCGTCAAACTTCGCCAGCCGCTGCCGCGCCTTAGCTGTCTTGTTGACCGCATCCGCAACGTTGTTTTGCGCGTCGGCTTGGTTTTGCACGGTGCTGGGGTTGGACGCCGTGTTATCCTTAACTTTGATCCCAAACAACGTGCCCAGCGCCTTGATGCCCGCCGTGGCAAAGCGCACGATCTCCGTAAGCGCTTGCAAGATCGGCTGGAATCCGGCGTTGACCAAGTTCCCCGCCGCCGTCTTAAGATCCTTGCAGGCGGCGGTAAACGCGCCGATAGAATACGCACTGCCCTTTTGCACGCTGTCGCCAAAGTTGATATGTGCCTGCTCCAGGATGCCCAATAGCCGGACCTGCTGCTGCTCATAGTAATTAAGCTGGTTCCAGCTGCGCCCGTCGGCGATGCGCCGGAAAGCGTCCGTCATCTCCAGGGACGCCACGTTAACGTTGATACCAAGGTCCTCGATAGCCTCCGTGCTGCCCAACATACCGGAGCGGATGCGCTCCATTACGTCATCCATGGTACGGCCCGTCTTAGATGCGATGACCGCCGATGCCTGCAGCATCCGGATGGTGGCGTTGGCGTTTTCCTCCCCATCCTGGGTAATTCCGCGGAAAAGATTTCCGTAGACCGCCGCATATTCGTAGGCGCTGGTCTCCGCCATGCCCAGGGAGGCCGCCTGCGATTCCGCAAAAGCCTGTATCGCCTTGGCCCCGTCGCCGAAGATCTCGTTGACCCGGTAGACGCTACCCTCAAACGCCGCATACTCCGCGTTAAGGTTATACATCGCCTGGGCGCAGCCCTTGATGCCGTTCCACAGGCCCTGGACCGCGGATAGGATGACGGCGCCCGAAAACGCGCCCTTAAAGCTGGCAGCAAAGGACGATACCCCGTCGGCGGCGGTCTTAGATTCCGTGCCGATATCCCTAACCGCCTTGACAGTAGTATTTCGGGTTTTTTGTGCCTGGGCCGCAAGGCCCCGGAGCCCGGTTTCCGCTGCAGCAAAATTGGTCTTTGTCTTTTTGACCGCATCGGCGCTATCTGCAAAATTGTCTACGGCCTTTTCCGCCTTGCCGAGCTCTTTTTGTAGCCCGGTACTGTCCGCGCTAATTACGACGCTTAATTCATCGAGCGCCACCGGCTCCCCCTCCTTTCGCGGCCGCTGCCTGTGCGGCCTTAAGCTTGGCGTCAAAGGTTGCCCGGTCTACCGCGGGGGCCTGGGCCTTATCCTGATCCGTTAGGTAATGGTCCAGCTTGCGCAGCTTGCCCGCAAAAGCCGCGCCGGTAAAAGCCGCCGTAGCCCATGCCACGGCGGTTTGCTCCTTGCCGGCGACGCGCTGCCGGGCGTTAAACTCCCGCAGGCAGTCCATGTACTCCCACAGCTCCAGATCCCACAGACCCGGGGGTGGTATCCCGATCGCGTATCCCGTGCGGACGACTAATTCCCAGTCTCGTCGGGGATTGCCCGGGGCGGCAGCCCCAGGAACCCCCGCATCACGTTTTTTTGCGCCTCCGCCGCCGGGAAACGCTCCAGCTTGGCCTCGACCTCGTCTGGGGTGCCGCTAAACATCAGGTTAGCCAACAGCCCCTCCACGGCCAGCATCAGATCGGAATAGTCCCAGCTATCCAGGATCCGTCGCGCCAGCTCCTTGGCCTCCGGGCCCTGTAGGCCGGAGGCGATGACCGTAAGGTCCACCAACTCGTCGATCTCCGCGGCCCCGAGCTTGTCAAAAATTTGGAATAGGGGCAGCTTAAACCGCTCCTCCATGCGCCGGGATACGCCCAGCGTGGTCTTAAGCTCGACCTGCTCCCCGTCAACGTTGATATACATCATCTAGCATCGCCCCTTTCTCAGCCCCCGCCGCCGGTCGGCACGGTAAGCGTCGCCGCGTTGGAGCCCGCGACGCTGATATCGATGTCCGCCTTACCGTCCGCGGCATGGCTGATCGTCAAGGATTCGATGTAGCAGTCGCCGGACAGGAATGTGTCGTCATCCAGGTAAAAAGATCCCGTAAGCTTAGTTCCGGCCTCGAAGGCATCGAGCAGCATCTTCTGGCTGCCCTCCCCCTCGAAATCCGCAGAGCCGTCAAAGGACGCGCTCCAGTCCTTGATCGATGGCACCTTTTCCTTGTAATCGTTGCCAAAGGATACGACTTCGATCATTTCTTTGGTTAGCTCCACCGACCAGTTGGCCAGGTGGACCAGGTCGACCGCCGTAGCGGACCCAGACTTCATCGTGATCTTGCCTGTTACGCCCGTATATAGCGCCATATCATAGCCTCCTAATCTCAAAATTGATCGTGTATTCGTGCCTGGGCGGGTTCGCGTCATCCACACCGATATCCAGAATCGGGGTGGAGCGGATGCTGGAGATGGTGCCATCCGCGTACCGCCCCAAGACGCTGGATACGGAAACGGCCAGGGCATAGGCCCCGGCCGCTGTGGTATCCCGTGCGATCGCCTGCACGTTGTAGATGTCGTCGATGCCGCCAAAGCTGTGCACCGGCGGCGATGCGGTATACTGCCGCAGTGTTACGCAGGTGTCCGGCTTATCCGGCTGCACGGACAGGTACGCGCCGGTCAGCCCCGGTATTGTCGCAAGGTAGTCCAGGATCTCCACCGCATCACCCCTTCCGCTGGATGCTTTCTTCTCCGATCCCCTTGAGGTACTGGATATACTGGTGTTTCTTGGCCCGGTAGGGGCCCTCTAGGTACTTGGCGTTGCCTCCAGCTACCATGTTATAGGATGTAACGGTAGCATGGACAGTGCCATCCGAGTTACGATGCCGGACCACCCGTAGGTGCCCGTCCGTGCGGTCGTGGCGCAGGGTAAGATCCTCGTGTTGCCGGATGGCGTAGGGCAGGCTGTAGCCGACCCGACCCTGGAGTTTGGACCCCGGGGCCGGCGTGCCGCCGGTGGGAACCTGCCCCGTGTAGATCGTATGGCCGTCGATCTGCGCGGTGCAGTTATCGCGCAGGTCGCCTGATTCTATGGGTGCCTGCTTGGCGCTCTCGGCGGCCAGATCCAGCAGCACAGCATACAGCCGCTTGCTGGTCACCTCCGGAGTAGCTTTGGAGGCAACCCGCAGATGCGTAAGCACCTTTTTGCCGTCGACCTTAACGCGGATCATGTTGCAGCCCTCCATCCGATGGTGACCCCCTCCAGGTTCACCCACTCGCTGACCCACTGCACGCGCCTATCGTCCAGCAGGTCCCCCTCCGCGACCGGCGCGGTGAGGTGGTACAGCACCTCCGTTGTTACCCGCCGGCGATCGGAGGTCAGGATCTCCTGGGTCTTGCGGCGCTTGCGGCACTGGATGGGATGCTCCACTCCGTATGCCGGCTCGCCGCGATTGTTGGTCCCCGTCAACGCCTGATGCCCCGCCGTCTGGTTGCAGTAGGCCGCTAGCACATCGCATACCCCCCATCGGTGTACCGGGACAACAGTCGGGCCGCCGCGGGGCAAAGATTAACCGCGTTGTCCGCGCCTGCGCTGCCGGGGTTGCCGTAGGTCTCAGACAGATCGTCGATGCTGTATGCTGTAACCCCCTGGGCCTGTAGGTCCTTGCGCCTATGGCTGGCCTCCTGGGCCGCGTCGTCCGATAAGTATAGTGCTAGCTCCACCTGGGCCGCGCAAACGTCCCAGGGTGGCTCCAGTGGCCGCCCGTACTGCATAGGCAGGCGGGGGAAGGATAGCGCCTGGTTCCCGTCGGCCTTACGACCACGGTACGGCAGGCGCTCCATCTCCAGGCAGGCTGCGGTAAGGTTGCGCTCCTTATCCTCCGTTTCCAGGCCCTCCCAGCGGGCCCGGGCGGAGTTGGACGCGCCGTAGTGCGCCGCAACGTAATCGTCCGCCTCTGTTACGGTCACATAGGTATCAATCCCCGGCTGCATCTCCACCACCGCCTTTCTTACCCCGGCGCGGGCGCTTGCCTCCGGGGTTTTTGCCGGGGCCCGTAGCCATGTCGGCTTGTGCATCCGTCTCAAGCTCCTCCCATGCGCCTGACCGCGCAAAGGACTGCGCGGTCAGGGCGTCAGGGGGCGCTACAACGACGCCGGTGTACTTATTGCGGTATCGCATGTTAACGCCTCCCCAGCGATCAGCCGCCGGCAGGCGTGTTGATCTTAAAGATCATATCCGGTGCCAGGGCCTTGGCGCCGTAATCAAAAAATAGCCCGGACCAGTAGTCGTTGGACAGCGGGATCTTTTCCGGCTCGGTGTAGGGGTAGGTGACAACGGGCAGGGCCACAACACCCCGAGCCATGACGATAACGTCAATGCCGGTGGGCATGTATACGCTGCTGTACACCTGCACGCCATGGTACATCGCAAACTCCTCCGCCGCCGTGTCCACGTTGGACGCGGGCAGGCTGTCCAGCGCCGTGCGGATCTTGCTGTAGTACGCGGGGGTGGCTACGGCAACGATCATGCTGCGGGGCACGCCCTGCACATAATCGTTTTTAACGGTCTCCAGGGTAACGATCGCGTCCTCCAGCTTGCCCGCCTCGGTGGTCGCGGTGCTGGTGACCGCAGTCGCCGCGGTACCGGCGGTTGCAAAAAATACGGTATCCAGCTCCGACGCCAGGGTATCCAGGTGATTGGACGCCCGGCGCCCCATGATACCGGCAACGCCAAAGGTGTCCAAGTCAAACTGGCTGCACTCCTCTACGATTTCCTTGTGCTGATCCAGGTTGACGGTGGTCGGGGGCGCGGTAATGGCGTCGCCCTTGTGCGCGGTACGAGCGGTGCCGTAGGCCTTAGCCGCAGAATTGACAAACCGCTTATACTCCACGGACCCCGCTGCGGGGTCGCCGGTGTAGCTCTGCGACTTTAGGGATTCGGATAGCGTCTCCTTGCGGACGTTTTCGATCACCAATCCATAGATTTCGGCCAGGTCAGCCTTGGTGGACGCCGCCTGGAGCAAGGAAATTGCCTTGGTACGTGCCATACTTAATCATCCTTTCGCCTAAAATGTAATGACGCCTTGCGGGCGTTTGGGCTTTGTTTCTCCGCCCGACGCGGGCGGGTTTCCCGGGGCCCCCGGGACGGTGGGCGCGGGAACGGAAACCGGAAAATCCTTAAGCGCAAGATCCAGCGCCGCTGCAAAGTCGGTCTTATCGTCTAGATACGATTCTGCCAGCTTGATGTAGCGTACCGCTTTGTCTGCCGGCACGCCCTTGCTAATGGCGGCCATCTGCCGGCGCAGGGTTTCCGCCTCTTTTGCAAGCGCGGTCTTATCCGCCTCCAGGGCCGCCTTTGCTTCGGTGGCTTTTTCCAGGTCGGTTTTTTGCGCCTGTTGCCAGTCCGCAAACGCCTTAACCTTGGCCTTGTAATCGCCCTCCGTGGCGATCCCAGCCTCGCGCAGCAGCTTTTCCACCGCCGCCTTGCTTTCCCTTGCCGCGATGCGGTTAACATCCTCCTGCGAAAATGTCTTGCCCTCCGGCGCAGGTGCCGGGGGCTCCGTTGGCGCGGCGGGTTGGACGCCCTCGGGGGCGGGGCCCTCCGCAAACAACTGTAATTGCATGGGCTGTATCATCGGTTTACCTCCTGTTTTAGGCCTAGGTGGCCGTTACTCCGGCGGTTGTTTTACGCCTGCCGCCGGTTAAAAGGCATACAAAAAGCGCCCTTGTCGGGCGCTTATGTCCGTTGGCATTACGTATGCTACGCGCGGTACGTGATTTTAACGATTTGGTCCCGCGTAACCATTATCGTTTCCCAATCCGCGCTCGACGTCCCGACGTCGACCAGGAATGCTTCCTGATCCCCCCGCACCGAAACGACCGCGGCTTCCCGTCCATCCTCGAGGAGGACGCAATCCAGCTCATTGACCCTTTCCTTTGCCACTGCGCTCCACCTCCTTGATATAGGCCGTCGACATGTTTGCGCCGTCAGCCGTTACATTCCACGCGACGATCATGTTTGCGGGATTTCCGTGCTTGCCATAGGCAATGATAAGCTGCTCGTATCGCTTGCCGTATTGGTCCTCGCCCTTTGCTCGCACCGGGTACATTGGCGCGCGCCGCAAAATCTCGTCTTTTAGCTCCGTCCAGTTGTCGATATTGTAGCCTAGCCTGTGCGTAATCGCAACGCCTTTCGGCCAGCCTATCGGGTGATCCGGGTTGAACAGGAATTTGACGAATTTGTTTGTGGGCGCAACAGCCCTCTCCGCGCCGGGGAGCGCTAGCTCGGGGTGCTGGAGTAGCCGGTTCCGGCGCACATAATCAAGGTGCGTTAACTCCCAAAGTTCTCCACCCGTCGCCTTAAGAGTCCGAAACGCTTTGAAGGTCTTGGGGGCGTCATCCCCCAGTACCGCCCGCATCCGGTCATACTGGTTAAGGTCCGCCCGCAGCTGCCGCCCCTCTGCTTGTTGCTGGTTGTACAGCGCAGTCTCCTGCTCGCTGCGCGGGTCGTTAAACGGCGCGCGGCCCTGCTGCTCCGCAGCTGCCACCTCCGCCGGGCTCTTAAGCTCCTCGATCCACGGGACCAGGACGTGGCGGCAGTTGGGGTGCACGTTGTGGTACCCTACCGGAAACGCCCGGGAAAGCGGCGGAAACCGCTTATCCTTGCCGGATATGCTGTACACCCGTCCCTGCAATGGCGCGCATATCTCGCAGGTTGGGTAATGCCGGGTCATCTCCATGAGATCAAAACCGTTGGCCTCCATCTGGTTTTCCCTCGCAATATTGCCCGCCTCCCTGGTGGTGGATCGGGCGCAGGTCATCGCGTACACGTCCAGCGGCACCTGTCTGGCCGCAGGTCCATCGCCGTATTGGACGGTCAGGAAGCCCTCTGTCTGTAATCGCTTGATCATGATCCGTTGCATGTCGGTAATGGTGCCGCCGGACGCCATCTTAACCGCCGCGGATTCCAGGCCGGCGCGGCGCAGCGCCTCGTCCCGGGCCGCGTCAACGTAGCGACGCGCCCGGCGTCCAGCCTGGGCGATGCCGCCTGATAGCTGATACTGCAGCTCTGCGGCCAGTGTATAGATTGCCTCGTTGTGCAGGACCGCAAACGCGCCCGGGGGGCGCAGGGGCTTACCCTGGTCCGCAAAGTATTGCTGGACGGCCTCCAGGCCCTCCTTGTATGCCTCGGGGACGCGGGCGTCTACGTACTCCGCTGACAGCTGCTCCAGGCGCTCCATCTCCGCGGTCAGCGCCCGCAGGATGCTGTCCGCGTACCGCTTTGCGTCCATGTCCTTGCTGTTGATGATCTGGTCAAGCAGCCGCTCCCGGGCCTCCGTGTACACCCGGCCCAGGGTGCGCAGGGCGTCCTGCTCCCGCTTTTTTCCCCAGTCGATGCGCTGCGGCATTACGCCTCACCGTCCACTTCGTCCTCGCCGGTGGCCTCGATGACCTCCTGGGTGCTTAGCGCAAACGGCACGCTCGTCGCTTGCTCGTCCCGCAACTGCTGCATCTCCGCTTCCACCTCCGCGTCGGTAAGGCCCCTGGCCTTAAGCGCGGAGTACTGGCTCATAATAGCTTTGCCCCCGGTTGCGGTGATAAGGGTGTTGGTCTGCTCCACATCGTCATTTGGCAGGCCGTCGTTCCAGGTTACGGTTATGGTGTCGTAATCCAGCGGGATGCCGTTGACCTGCGCCAGCATGGCGACGATCCGCTTAATCACCGGGGCATTGATCCCGGCCAGCCGAGCGGCCTTAATCCGGGGCGATACCATCCGCAGCTTAAGCGCGGTACCGCTGTCAGCGCCGCCACCGCCGCCGCCCTCTGCAAAGGCCTGCCCCATCTCCGTCAGGATATACAACTGGTTAAGCAGGATCTCAATCTCCCGCCAATTGGCGTCCAGATTGCCGTCCCAGGTGATATATTGGGGCTCGGGGTCCTCCCGGCCGTTTCGCTTAAAATAGTTGCCCAGGTCCAGGTAATATAGCCCGGTGCGGTCGTCGTAGCTTAATGCGGACGCGGGCCCCGACATACTCGGGGCGCTGTGCTTATCCAGCACGTTGTCCGCGCAGTGCAGCCGCCACATGACCTTGGCCACCAGGCTGTTGACGATGCCGTAATCGTCCAGGCCGTACACGCTACCGGTGTGGGTAATGTTGGTCAAGGGCTGCACCGCAAAGTTCTGCAGGCCCGTGACCTCCCGGCGCGGTTCGTCGATCTGCTGGCCGATCTTGGCGCCTGTGGCGTCGTATTGGTAGTAGCGGGTCTCGACGATGCCGGGCGTGTGTATCTCCGCGTATAGCCTGGTTGGGTTACCGTCCGCGTCCGGCTCAATGGGATACGCGATAACCTGGTGGGTAATCGTCTTGACGTCGGTAGGGTCCACGACCGGATACCAGTACATAGGCGACGCCATGGTCAACCGCTTGCCCACAATCTTGGGCACCGCGTTACCGTAGCGGGACACATCAATAATCGCCTCGTACAGCTGCGCCGGGAACATCTGGTGGTCTAACAACCGCGACAGGGCGTCCGTGTTGCCCTCGCTTTCAATGGTAGGTGGCTCGCCGCAAACAAAGTCCGCGGTCTTTTTGCTTAGGAGCTGGTGGTAATTAAGCACAGTGTCCACCGCGCTATCCCGATACCGTTTGTGCAGCTTAGCGGCAAGGTCCGCAAACAGGTCCTGCCACGCCTCGGGGTGCTGGGACAAAAAAAGCTGCTCGTGCAGCTTATAACGGTCTATGCGATCTCGCTCGGCCTTGGGGGGGTATTCCCGCCCCGGGGCCAGCCAATCCAGATTGGTAAGCACTTACATCCCCCTAACCTGCACAAATTTGGGCTCCGGGCGCCGTAAGGATTCCACGCCGTACCGCAGCGCCGCCATAGCGTCATCCATATACGGGACCGGATCCTCTGTATACGCTCCCGTCGTCTTGTCCTTGGTGTATTTCCACTGCTGGATCTCCTTGATCGTGTGTACGCAGCTGGGATGGATGTGGATCTTGCGGCCCTTAAGCCAATCGATCTGCGCTCCCACGCTGCCCGGGGCCTTGTGTACCCCCTCTGCGCGGTATCCCGCCCGCTGCCACATGCGGATGCGGTCAGGCTCCGCGCTGTCGCACCACATCATTACCCGGCGATCCACGCCGGCGGCGTCTGCCAGCGCGATGATCTCCGTGGTGTCCCGCTCGTGGCAATATATCTCCGACCGCACATATACCTCGCCGTCCTTCCAGCCGATGCCCAAGATGGCATTGGCGTGGTTAAAACCAAAGTCCTGCCCGTAGTAGACGGCATCAAAATGTTCCGCGGCCACGGGGAAATCGTGCACATCATAGTTGGTTAATACCAGCCCGCCCTGCTCGCCCCATTCGCCGAGGCCATACACCCGATAGCCCTCCGGGTCCTCTCGCGCCCGGCGCTCCATGCGCCGATAGTAGGCGGCGTCAATAAAACGGTTGTCCCGGTAGGTACTGTGATGCGTTAACACATCCGGGTCCGCGACGTCAAAATATCGCCCCTTGATCCAATGGGACGCGGAAACCGGGTTAAAGGTCATCGTGATCTGGTAATACAAGTTGGGGTTCGGGAGCTCACCGCGCAGACGGTCGTCCAGGATGTCCACGTCCTCCTGCTCCAGCTCCGTCGCTTCCTCCGCCCACACCCAGGTTAGCTTGCCGGTCTTGGTGGCAATAGACTTGACCTTTTCGCGCTGTGCCTGATCTTTCATGCCGCGAAAAATAATGCGGTTTCCGGTAGCCACGCACTCCATGGACAGCGGATTAAGCCGGATTTTCCAGGCCCGCGTCGCCGCCGCACCGAACAGGCGATACACAGCCGCCTGCAGCTCCGCAAAAGTGCTGTCCCGGTTGGTCTCCTCGACCTTACGGACCACCAGCAGGTTGGCCCCCTGGTATCGGGGATCGGACAACTTGATGATATAATCCTGCGCCACGTTAACAGATTTCCCGGACCCCGCGGACCCTTTAACGATGCGGTACCGGTGCCGGCTGGAATTGACCGGCCGGAAAATCGGGTTAAACCCCGCCCGTATCCGCTGCGTCGTCATCCCCGTAATCATAGTCGATCACCACCTGCAGATCACCGGCCATATCCACGCGCTCCCCGAACAACAAGTAGCGCTTGCCTAGCAGTTCTGCGGCCTTTATCCGGTCCCGCCCTGCCAGCGCCTTATCCATCCTGCGCGCCTCACTTATACCCTCGCCGCAGCTCTCCACGACGACGACCTCCTCGGTCTCCTCGCCACGCATAACCGCAGTAAGGTACTGCAGGACCTCGTCCTGGGAGGCGATGCGGGCGGCGTCCTTTTCCTCGATCCGGGCCTTGATCTCGGCGTCTAGTTTCGCCAAGTTTTCCGACCCGATCCGGTTAAGGTTGTTGCCCTTGTACCCGGCCCGCCTTGCGGCCTCCGTTGCGTTGCCGGTCTCCACAAAGTAATCCACAAAACGCTTTTGCCGCTCCGTCATCTCATCACCTCCTCATAACATTCCGCGCCCCGGGCCCCCGCCTGCCCCATCCTAGGCGCTAGTCATCCCGCCCCATTGGGCGCCACCAAAAAGCAAACCGCCCAGGGCTATCCCTAGGCAGTTATCCATGCTAGCATTGTAGCACATTAACAACTGGGGTGAGCTGGGGAATTTGCAGGCACGCCAAGTTTTTCCCGCGCCGCCCGGTGCAGCTCGTAGCAGTAGTCCTCGCAATACCCCATGCGACGGGCTACTTCTGCCCACGGGAGCCCCAGTACATACCGTTTGACCATCAGGGAGCTGTAAGGCTCCGGCAACAACGTAATCTTAGCATACCACCGTTGCACCTCCCCCTCCAGCTCTGCGCGGCGGGCTATCCATTCCGCCTCAGCGTCCAACAGCGTCGCGATCTTGCCATCTATCGCCGATCCGTAACCGCCCCCTGCCGGCGTCTCCCGCAGCCGTGTCGTTACCCGCTCCAGGTCCGATCTTATCCGCTGGATCCGCTCGTCGAGATCGTCCAGCTGCGCCTGCGCCCGCGCAAGTCCGTCCAGCTTGATCATGCCGCGTACCCCCTATCAACGCTTAATCCGGTATAAGCTCATCCAGGCAACCCGCATACATCCCTCATCGACTGGTTATCTATTGGCCCGAAAAAACGCCGCACAAATCTAGTATTATCTTATTTGGCATCTCTACATCCACGCCTCCTCACGTCGCTCCACCCTGTCCGGCACGTATTCCGGGCAGGCGATCACCCGATAGCTGCCAATATACCGGTTATCCGGCGTCCTAATACTTGTCTCCTCTGCATACCAGCCCGGCACCGGTATCCCCTGTAGCGCCCACTGGCACTGCCGCAGCCCGCAGGCCCGGTCGCAGCGCCAGCATAACGTATCAGCCATCCTCAGCCCTCCTTATCGCTGTTCCGCCCCGTCCAACCCCAGGTACCATTCCAGCACGCCCACCGCCTCCTGCCAGCCATGGCAGACCACCGCATGGTAACCCTGCCGGTTCAGTTCCTCCCGCCACCAGGCCTGGGCCTCGGATTCCCGGCCCCGTTCCGCCTTCAGCTCGATGCGCAGCCCGTGGTATTGCCCCCGGGCCACTGGCAGATCCAGGTCTGGTACCCCTGGCTTCACCCCCTGCTCCTTCAGGTGCCGGGCCTCGACGGGGTCCCGCCGGCCGCCGTTGGGGACGTGGTGCAGCAGCTTTAGTTCCGGGTACCGTCCCCGTACCCGCAGGGACCATTCCATCACCAGCCGCTGGTGCTGTGCTTCCGTCATCCTTGTTCCCCCCAATACTCCACGAACCAGGCATACCGATTCCCCTGCTTCTCGCGGCCCTGCCGTACCGCGTATCCATTGCGCACCAGGATCACCGCCACCTGATCCCGGTCCTCGGCCTTGGCCACATAGATCCGTTGCTTCACGACGCCTTCCCCCCTAACACCCGGCCCAGGATCATGCTGGCCTGCATCTTCGTCAGCCCCTCCGGCTCAAAGCCCCGGCACCGGCGCCGGATCAGGTTCAGCTGCTTCTCGGATGCAGGAGCGCTGCCCCAGCGCCGCACGATGTTGAGGTCCCAGATTACCCGCTCCTCGGGGTGACGCTCCATTAGGGTACGGTAGGCCTGATCCAGGGCGCGCTGCATGTCCATCCGCTCCCCCGCAAAGATCGTCCTTCCCAGCTCATCTGGGCCTGGAATCCGGAGCTGCCGGCGGTCAGCCAGGTTGCATACCAATCCTCCGTCCGGCATCCTGATCCAGTTGACGTCGTGGGTGTGGTAGCCTTGCCCCTTGGCCCATAGATCCACGACCTCCACGTTACGGATCCATGTTTCGGGGCAGTCCATCGCTAGGGCTGCTAGCTCTGGCAGGTCGAACAGCGAGCCCTGGATTTCCGCTTGTTTGCGTTCCGGGATGTCCTTCAGGTCGATGCCCATGAGCGACGGCGCAGTGCATAGGTTAACCCGGCCCGTTACGCCCACGCAGTCGATCAGGTTTAGCCGTTCCTTCCCGGGATGCTGCCGTAGACCCCGCCCCACCATCTGGGCATAGAGGCTCTCGGACTGGGTTGGACGGGCGATGATCACCGTTTCCACCAGGGGCATGTCGGTGCCCTCCGTAAATACCATGCAGTTCACCAGGCACGGGATCTCCCGGCGGGTAAATGCCTCGATCAGGCTGGCCCGATCCTTGGTTTCCCCGGTGATGGCCACCGCTCCCGGGATCCGAGCAGCGATCTCCCGGGCCTGGCGCACCGATACCGCAAAGATCAGCGTTGCCCCCCGTCCCAGGTCCCGATATGCCTGAGCGACCGCCGCCGCCGTGCCTTCCATCGCCTCGTCGAGCTCCCCGGGAGCAAAGTCGCCGTGCCGGGTATGCACGCCCCGCAGGTCATATCCGATATGCGCCCGCCGGCAGTAGACATCCGCTAGGTATCCATGCTGGATGCCCCAGCGCAGATCCCGCTGGAAGATGATATCGTCGAAGATGTCGTCCAGCCGCACCCGGTCCCCCCGGCCCGGGGTAGCGGTGAAGCCCAGCAGCAGGCGAGGCCGGAAGTAATCGAAGATCCTCCGATAGCTCCGCGCCGCCGCATGATGCGCCTCATCGCAGACGATCACGTCAAAATCCTCCGGCGCATATCGATCCAACCGCCGGGTTAGGCTTGGCACCGATGCGGACACCACCTCGTCCGTGGGCTCCGCATGGGTTCCGGCCATCTCCACCCCTACCGGGCAGTTGAAATAGCGCAGCGGCTGCTTGACCAACTCCTCCCGATGGGATAGAATGAGCATCCGGCCCCGTCGGGGGATCTGGGAAAAGGTTACCGTCTTACCCAGCCCGGTAGCCATCTGTACCAGGTACCGGCCCCGTTCCGGAATCGCTTCCAGGCATTCCCGCTGGTAATCGCGTAGCTGTATCATCTCGTTCCTCCTTCCCGTGTTACACCGTGGCGCTGCGTGGAACACCATGTGCCACACGCAAAACGCCTATTTTACTGTGTTTTCAGCCGTTTCCCTGCCCGTGTGGGACTGTGGGACACTTTGCAGCGATATAATAAAGGGATCGAAAGGTATATTCTTTTTTGTATCATTCTTCCCATATAGCATCATCATTCCGTCCATTCCCGTTCACACACCTTTTCACTCTCTATATACATTGCATCATGCGGCACCACAGTCCCACTGTCCCACGCCTGCCCAAAATCCCCGCCGTTTGGGGTTTTTCAGCGTGGTGCATGCGTGGGCCATGTCCCTACAATCCGCTGCTGCTCCTCCCAGGGCGATACGTCCGGCACCGCCTCCAGATCCGGCGCCGCCAGGCGCAGCATCACGCATTCCGTCGGAATCCCGTTGATCCGCTTTGCCATGGTCAGGTTCCGGCCCCGACACTTAATCAGCTGCCGGCTCCGCAGGTGTGATAGCAGCGCCGGCGGGGAAATCCCCGCCTCCTGACAGGCCCGGTTCCACACCGATCGCACGATATACGCCCAGCCTTCGTCTGCGCCCCGACCCATGTCCCCGTATACCTCACCAATATCCGACCGGCCGCAGAGCTTGTTGGCGTTCTGCGCCACCCAGTCGCACATGTATTGATAGCCTCTCTCCGCCGCCGAAACCGTGGCTCGGCTCTTCAGGAAGTCCGCCATCTCCTCTACCGTTAGCGCCGCCTCATCCTGGAAGATCCAGGCCGTGGCCAACTCGTCTGCCAGCACGATCAGCGCCGCGCTCATCGCCTGCTTCTCCGTGGTGTCCCGGGCCGAAAACGCTTTAAATAGCTGTTCATATCGGTCTTTGGCGGCGTCCATCGCTCCCTCCTCGCTCAGTCCCTCGATAAACCGTTGACCGGCGTGCCCGTAATGTCGCTTCATCGTTTCGCTGGTCCGATGCCCGTCTTCGATCACCTTATTGTCCGCCCTGCATTCAATCTCGATCACCCGGTTCAGCGCCCCGGCGCCGTCCGTATCTCCGGTCATGGGCGTCTCCCCGGAGGTAATGAAGCAGTTGGCCCAGGTGGGCGTAGAGGCCAATCCCAGCGCCTTGTTTGACCGCATCTTCCCAGACCCGGAGGCCAGCTCGTATACGTTGAAGATCACCCGGCCCCGGTTGTCCTTGGCCAGTTGCAGCTCGTCGAGGAATAGCGGCAGGCTATGCAGAAAACCCGCCAGGATCTCGAACCCCACGCTGGTGGATTTGAAGGTCTTAAAATACTCGCCGCCCACCGCCGGATCAGCCCATACCGAAGCGGCTACCATCTGGGCCACCGTTTTGCCCGTGCCGGAATCCATGCCCCATAGGTGAACGAAGAATGGCAGGCAGCCCAAGGGCCCTACCAACGCCGACGCGAAGGACGCCGCCAGCACGATCTTGGCGCACAGGCTGTATTGCCGCACCCGACGGGCCTCCGCCAGCCAACAGTCAAACAGGCCGTGTGGCCGGATCGCCTGAAAGGTCCGGGCAAACTTGTCGTTGCCGTCAAACACCAGGTCCCGCACATAGGGGGCGAATCCTTCCTCGTTCCAACCCATCCGGGATACGCTCTTGCGCTCCGGCAATAGGTCGTAGTTCCGGTCCATCACCTCGGTGAGGTAATCTACCAGGTTCTGGGCCCGCTTGCCGGAGGTGACGGAAACCCCTATCCTGGCCAGGGCCACGACGTTCCGGGCGTTGGCGACCGTGTCGAAGTCCGCGGTTACCTCGGTCCAGGCCCGGCGTCCGCCGGTTCCCCGCCGGAACGCCAGCCGCACCTTCATTTCCCCGGTATCGATGTTCCGCAGCCGCTCCACGGGCATGATCGGGTGCGCACAGGCCACCTCCAGGCCGCCGAAGCCCCCGTAGCGCCATACCCCGTTGTCGTCAGCGGTCCATTCCCCGGTATCCAGTTCCAGCTCCTGCTGATCAAACTGGGTTACGTTCTCGGACACCACGGTCTCCGCCGCCAGCTTCAGGGAGCGTACATAGGCCTGATAGGTCTTCTTGAAGTCCACCACCTTCAGGCGCTTGGCAAGCTCCGCCACCTGCTCCAGCACCCGCTTTTCCTGGAACGGGTCGCCGTGGAACCGGTACACCTCCTCGAAGGGAGCGGTCGTATTCAGAAAGTCTTCCCTTGTGAATTCTAGTTCCAAGGCTTCACCATCTCCCGTCCAATATGCTCATCCAACCACGCCCCCAGCGCGTCGATCCGGTGCGCCGCATCCATATACGCCGGCGAAAATTCCTCATCCGGCGTTCGGGGGCCGCCGCTATCGAGAATGACGGCCAGCCGGCGGTACTCCGCCAGCTTCGCCGCATACTCCCGGGCTTGCTCCCATTCCGCAAGCTCCGCCGCCCGGCGGGCGCGAACCCGTTGCCGCCGCTCCCCGGGCGCCGGCGGTTTGCTCGTTCCCAGTCCCAAGCCGAAATCTGCGTCCAGTCGCGCCAGGGCCTGGGGGAACGTCAGGCCGTACAGCCGCATCACCCAGTCGATGGCGCTGCCGCCGGCGTGGCAGCCAAAACAATGCCAGCCCCGGCCCGGCTCCGCATATACCTTCAGGCTGGCGGTACGCTCCCCGTGGAACGGACAGCGGATGAACCCCGCCCGGTTCGGGGGATATCCGTATCGGGCCGCCACCTCCGCCATGGAAAGCCGTTCCCGGGCGGCCGCCGCCCTGTCAGAAGGGCAGGTCGTCATCGCTGTCCACCTCGCTCATGCCCTGATAATCGGCAGGGCGGGAGGCATTCGCTTCACCTTGCTGATGCCCGCCCCCGCCGCAGAAGTCGATCTCCTCCGCCACGATCTCCCAGGCGGTGCGCGTTTCGTCGTCCTTGGTGTACTTGTGGGCCTGCATCTCCCCCCGAACCACCACTTCCCGGCCCTTGGCCAGGTAGCGCTGAGCCAGCTCTCCCAGCTTCCCCCAGGCGCTCACCGCGAAGAAGTCCGCCTCCTCCCGGTTGAACCGCCGGTTCACCGCTACGCTGAACCGCGTCACCGCCTTGCCGGTATCGAAGGTCCGTTGTTCCGGGTCCCGGGTCAGCCGCCCCTTGATTACGATCGCATTCATGCGCTATGCACCTCCTGTTCCGGAATGGCCAGGCTCCCTAAGGCCGCCAGGGCCGCCTCCCATTCCGCCGCCGTCCATTCTCGACCGTTGGCCTGGGCCAGCTCCCCCCGGGCGATGAGCCCGGCAATGCAGCCGTCATAATCCGCCCGGCCAATCCCCCGCTCGGCGAGCAGCCGCTTCCGGCGCCCGATATACTTTTCCCGCTCCGCCGGGGAAAGGGGCGGGGGAACCGCTTTGCCATCGTTGGCCCAGTCGCACAGCAGCCCGCCGTCCGCCTCCGTGAGCACCTCGTACCGGCCTTCGAACAGGTGGGTGTTGTCCTTGGTCGCCGTGGCTACATGCTTCTCCTGGTCGATCAGCCAGGCCACCGTGCACTCATACTCCAGACCGTCCCGCTGCTGGGCCCCTACTCCAACTTTCTTTGGGGCCTGTTTGCCCTTGTCGTTGGTCTCTAGGATGTATTGATCCTTGCCCCGCAGGCACACGATCACATGCACCTTGCACCGTACAATCGCCGAAATGAAGGCATCGTGCCGTGGGGTTAGGGTCCCCCACTTGACGTAATCGTTCCCACCGGGCATCTTGTCCTTGATGTCCAGGATCCCGCCGGGCCCCATCCACTCGTGGCTGGCGCTGTCGATGATAACCACCTCATAGCCCGCCTCCTCCGCCGCATGGATCGCCTCGACGTACCGTTCCGGGGCAAAGGGCGGCTCGAAGTTCAGGGTGTCGTATTCAAACTCGTCCGCGTAGTACTCCCCGCGCCGGTTTTCCGTATCGATCAGGGCGATTTTTCCCGGGGCCTTGCCCCCGACCAAGCCCGTGGCCAGCCGCAGGGCGCTGTAGGTCTTACCCGCCCCGCTGGGCCCGATTAGCGCCAGCCGCAGCTTCAGCTGCATGCGCTCCGCCCGCTTAAACGTAAATGCCATGGTTACCCCTCCTTATCTGATGCGTAAGCTTCGTCCCGTCTCAAGCCTGCAGCCCGGCACCTCTTTCCCGGCTCGGAGCGCCGCCAGCACCGCCGCCCGATCCAGATCTGGGGCCGCCGGGGGCTTGTAGTAGCTTTCCGGCACCCGGGCCGGGTCGTCCACCACCACCTTGGGCGGGTTATCCTGTACCCGCAGCGTGATCACGTCGCCCCTGAGCTGCTGCAGCCCAATGCTCTCCATTTGCTGTTGGATATAACCCTTAAGCCATTGGGCCTTGTTCTCTGCCGCTCGCTTACGGTTGGTAAGCCGCGCCGCTTCCGTCTTGGCCGCCTCTGCCTCCGCGTCCAAGTCAAGCACCAGTTTGGCCACGGCTTGAGCCTTAGCCGTAAACTCCTCCTCCAACCCATCCAATGCCTCAAGTACCGCCTCCGCCGGTATGCTATCATCGTCCAGCATATCCGCTAGATTCCGGTACCGCTCCCCGATTTCATATAGTCTGGCCATGTTCTCCCCCCTAGCACGCGTATTGGAACCGTTCCCGCAGCGCCTCCAGCTCTCCTGGGCTGAATGTTGCCGCCAGCCGCCGGTCGATGTCCCTGTTGCAGGCCGGGCAGTAGCCGTTGTGCTCCGCCCCCGGCAGATACCATTGCCCGCAGCCCGAGCAGATGTCCGCATCGTCGTAGCTGCCCCCGCAATAGGGGCAGGCGCTATATTGCTCCCCGTGGGGCTCATAATAGGTGCGGGCCTCCGCAAACGCGGCCCCGCAGCTCTCGCAGATATACATGGCTTGACCCTCCTTGTGGATTGTGGTATGATCTCTTTGGTTATTTTGGTAGCCTCTTCCGGGGCCGGTGACCGCTCGGCAAAGCGGTCACTTTTTTTCGTCCTCCAGCTGCCCGCACTCCTCAACTCGGTGGAATTGGTTGGCGATGGGGTATAGCGCCTGCTGTGCGGCCTTGCACTCCGGGTCGTCGACGACTACCCGGCATAGATGATAGGCAAGCTGATAAAATATGCGTTTGTCGACAATGACATCAAGCGATCCGCACCATAGCGGCCATGATGCATAGTCTAGGTCTGCCTCGCGCAGGTCTGCCTCGCGCAGGTAGGCCTCGCTCAGGTTGGCCCTGCTCAGGTCGGCGCATTCTCCAGTTTGGTCACCGTTAAGGTATAGGACGTGCTTACGCAGCACCTCGCTAAGCTCTGTTTGGGTCATTTCTTTTCTCCTCCTCTCCGTTGTCGCATCCGCAGTACCAGCGCCGCGCAGCCGATGCCGGCGTACCATCCGACGATCCCGGCGATGATAACCAGGGGCAGCTCTCCTCCCACTGCCGGCGTGGCGCGTTGTGACATGGCATAGGGTACGGCCCACGCTGCGGTCGCCACCCCGGCCAGCGCCGCGCCGACACATCCAGCGGCGACGAGCCAAGCTTCCGCGCGCACTCGGCGCACAGCCACCTTGGCGGGCAGGGCATGGCGTCCGCCATTACCGTGTACAGCAGGCCGCACCGGTCGCACCTGTAGCTGATTTGCATGCATCCTTACGCCTCCTTTGCCATCTTTTGCAGCTGTTGCTTCCGGATCCGGTGGACATCCTGCCTGGGCGGAAAATACTTGTGCAGCATCGTTTCGGGGGCTTCGATCAGGTCCATGATCATCCACATCTCGTCCAGGTCCCACTGCGATTCCGCGTTAAGCCTAGCCACCATGCAGCGGGGACTGATCCCTAGATACTCGGCCAAGTATTGCTGGTCGATGCCGTACTCGGTCAACTTGCCACGCAGCGCCGCAAACGGTCGATTTTTAACAACCAATATGGTCACCTCCTCCTACATCGTGGCCAGCACAGCCATGCCGGCCCGTACACTCTCTTGCAGCTCCTGCCGCAGGCCTTCCGCCGCCCTCCCGGTGCGCCCATAGTCCAGGATGCTCCGGCTCATGGCGGTGTCATCCTGGAGTTCGCCCAGATAGCTAAGCACCGCCTCCGGCCTCGGAGCCCCCCGCACCTCTCCGGACAGCTCCCGGAACACCGGATCCCGTGCCAGGTACTCCAGCAGCAGTTCCCGGCGGCGGTATGCCCGCGCCATCCGCACCACCAGTTCGGCCGCCGGCGGGGTGAGCCCCCGCTCATAGGCCCCGATGCTGCTCACCGACACGCCCAGCCGCTCCGCTGCGGTCTCCTGGGACAGGCCCGCAGCCAGCCTGGCGTTTTGCAGGGCCATCCCGTAGCGTAGATCCATGGTGGATCACCTCCCTTCAAGGTAAAATAGGGGTTGTTAGGAGGCCTTCGCGAGGTACTCCCGGAGCGCTAGCAGGATCACCTTGTTCTGGGTCGCCCCGATGCGCTCCACGTATTGCCTTAGGGCCTGGTCAATGTCCGGCGGCAGCCTCAAGGTAGTAACCCTGGCGTTGGTAGCCTTCATGGATTGTCGCCTCCTTTCTGGTGATTCCTGGTGATATCACCTTAACACATTCGCACGGTGATTTCAAGTGATTTCATTCGATTTCAAGGAATTTTTTTCTGGTATACTAGTCGCGGGGGTGCTACAATGCCGTCAAAACGTCCACAATTGCCGCTCCGGCTCGATCCAGACGTGAGATATAAGCTGCAATATATAGCGGACGACAATTTTCGACCCATGAACAAGGAGATTGAAAGGCTTATCATCCGGTATATCGCCGAATATGAGGCCGAGCACGGGGAGATCACGCTGCCGAAAGATAGCTAAAAGGTGGTGTAGGCCTTGAGGTTGAATCCAGATTGTGTACGAGATATCTTGCTAATCGTCGAACAGCTTGCGACACCAACCAACCGCCCGCTTTTTCCAAAAGAGTGGCCTGCTAATCAATTTGAAAAATATGGTCCAGAAACGATCCTATACCATATTAATTATTGCCAAGAGGCCGAGTTGCTTTCCGTGCAAAAACGGTATATGGGCGGCGAGATGTTGATTAAGGATCTAACCCCAAAAGGTCATGAGTTCCTTAGTAATATCCGCAAAGATACAAACTGGAATAAAACTAAGGAGCTCGCCGAAAAGATTGGGAGTACGTCCCTCCAAGTGCTCGTTAGTGTTGCTTCTCAGGTAGTTTCGGCCTTGATAAAGTCACAGTTTCCGACTTGATCGATGACCAGCTCTACCCGTAGCACCAAATCGTCTCCAGGTGATGTTCGCGTTAGCCTTAGACTTATCACATTCTGCAGCTCCTGTCCGTTCAGAATCAGCTTGGTGTTCGATCCATAGTGTTCGATTTGCAGCGCGTTCATGGCATTGGCGCCTCCTTTTGCAGCAATACGATTTCCCCCGCCATCCCCACCGGGGATTGTGCCGGTACATTGCCCACCCTAGGCAAACTGGATCCGGCGAGGCGCTATGCGATTATCAAGGTGCAGGTTGGCGTTAGGACGCCTCCCGGGGAGGCTGACGCAGGCCAAACAGCGTCGCGGCGTCTACTTCCAGGGCTGCGGCAATTGCGACCCCTAGCTGTATGCTCAGCCCTTTGGTGCCCCGCTCTATCTGCGCCAGCATCGGTTGGGATATACCCACCTTATCCGCCAGCGCCTGCTGGGACAGGTTGCGCGCCTGCCGGTATTGCCGCACGTTTTCTCCTACCACGGTGGATCACCTCCTTTCTATGGCGCTCTTTGGGGGGGCTGTGGTATACTGGGTTTGGGTATTCCCTTGGTTATAAGATATTACAGAAATATCTGTATGTCAAGGGTTATTTTCAGATTTTTCTGTATTATCTGGAGGTCACAAATGCAGAATCAACTAACCAGTCAACTCATTAAGGGGCGATGCAAGCAACTGAAGATTCCGGTAAAGGTTTTGCTGGAACAATGTGAAATAAACCGAAATTTCATGTATGATCTAGAGAAGAAACAAGCTGCACCAGCCGCCGATAAATTAGAACGTATCGCCGACTACCTCGACTGCTCCGTCGACTACCTGCTCGGCCGTACCGATAACCCGGATGTGAACCGGTAGCACGTTACCTATAAATAGCCAACCCTTGAAGCCTTGTCGTTCCCCGCAAGGGGTGCGTGGATTGAAATAAATTGTTGCCAGATAACCGAATAATTTGGTAGAGGGGATGTGCTAGTGAAACGTTTCATACACAGTTTTCTCATTGTTTGGGTGATAACTTTGTGCTTGTTGCCTACATCCGCATTGGCCCATAGCGGCAGGACGGATGCGAACGGCGGTCATTACAACCGCGCAACCGGTGAATACCACTATCACCATGGGTACCCGGAGCATCAGCATCCGGGCGGTGTGTGCCCGTATGATGACGATGAGCCCGCCGTTTCATTTGACATTGATATTTCAAACAACGTGGAGCTCAGCGAAGAAGTTAAGTCAAGATATACCTGGCGTAGGCACAAAGAACAAGCCTCTACAACTTCGCCATCCGCAGAGTCTACTTCGTCACTCGCCCCGGCTCCACTATGGATCATATCAGGCGCATTCGTTGCGGCACTTGTCGGGCTGTGCCTATGGGCCAATCGGCGAATACGAAAACACTAATCGTCCCCCCGCCATCCCCACCGGGGATTGTGCCGGTACATTGCCCACCCTAGGCAAACTGGATCCGGCGAGGCGCTATGCGATTATCAAGGTGCAGGTTGGGGTTAGGACGCCTCCCGGGGAGGCTCCCGGCCGAGCAGCTCATCGGCGGTGCAGCCGAGGGCGTCGCAGAGACGGTTGATGGTATCGCTGGTCGCCCCTTGGCCCTCTGTTTCGATGCGCCAAATTTGCCCTTGCGTAACACCAGACCGCTTGGCAAGCATGTACTGGGACAGCCCGGCGGCTTCGCGCAACTCTCGTAAGATCATCTTCTCACCTCCTGATTGGTATTATACGCTAATCAACGTCTATAGTCAACGCTTATTTACGTATGTTTTCAGGATTATTTTTCTGTGGTACAATGCTAATTAGCGTATATTAAGGAGGTGCCCTGTGAACGTCGCGAAGAGAATTGAGGAATTGCGAGCGGAGAAGGGCCTCAGCCAATATAAACTGGCAAAGCTTTCCGGGGTCCCTCAAGGGAGCCTTAGCAATTATGAGCTAGGGAAAAGCGTCCCGGGCGTTGAGGTAATCGAAAAGCTCTGCGTCGGTCTCGGCGTCACCCTAGCTGAGTTCTTCAGCCCGGCTGCCGAGCCGTTGACGGGGCCGTCGGAAGACGCTATCCACCCCGGCGATCTGCTCGCGGAGCACATGGCCGAGGTCGGTATGACGCCGGAGCAGGTCGCCGAGGCTAGCGGTATCCCCCTGGAGGATATCCGCCAGATCCTGGCAAAAGCGTTTGTGCCCAGCTGGGAGGCTCTGGAGGCGCTTAGCGCGTCCATGGGCTTGACGGTCAAGCAATTCTATACCCATGACGGCGTGGAGCTGCTGCCGGATGACGAGCCGCTAACCGTGGAGAGGATAGGGGGATTTGCCGATGGATCGGTAATCGACGTATCTGCCATGCCCCAAGAAATGCAGCAGACCGTACGGGATTTTGTGGCTTTTATGCTCGATCAGGCTAAAAATAATCCTTAATATTACTCCTGCAAATATCATATGTCAACAGTTATATTTTACCAGTCATTTTCGTGTGGAAGTGACTGTTTTTTATGCTATACTTGTATTAATCAACCAAGCTAGCAGTCGGAGCATAGTAGATACACTACTAATATAGCCTTGCATACGATCGCAACACGCGATATAATAGGCGCGCAGAACATGTGTTCATAAAAGGGGGAGTTGGCATGGGTACACGGGCTGATGGTTGGATACAACTGCTACACGGGACAAGTCTCCGCGCCATCGTACCAATCAAGGCAGACACGCGGTGTCTTGCGCGCCCTATATTGATATCCCCACCGGGCAAGCAGCCCCCCTGCGGATCGCCGTCCCCTATCCGCATTACAACTACGGGTTGTAGGCAATAGGATTATCGGGGGGAGGTAGGCACGTGGCCATCAAAATACGCCGCAAGCGCGGCTCTGACCGTCTGAATGAAGCTGCCTGGTCCAGCAGCGAGGAGCGTTGGCGCATCGCCGTGCAGCGAGACGGCCAGCGCCGGCAATTCTACTCCACTACCGCCGGGCCAGATGGCAAGCAGGAGGCTGAGGATAAGGCTGACGATTGGATCATCGAGGTCGCCAAAAGACGGGCCAGTGGGCAGGAGCTCGCGCGGCACGCCAACATGCGCTTCGGGCAGCTGTGGGACACTTACCTGGAATATGTTCGCAACGATCCTAAGCGCAAGGGAACCACCGGCTGGCGGCAACTGGATATCATCGGGCGCACCTGGCTGCTGCCCAAGCTGGCGCATCGTAAGATAACCGATATCGCCACTAGCCAGTGGCAAGCGCCGATCGATGCGGCATACCAGGCAGGACGGGCGCATAAGACCCTCTGCAACATCCGTGGAGCCATCACGGCCTTTTGTGCCTGGTGTCAGGGAGAGGGGTACCCAGTACGGCCTCCGGCCCGGATCATTATTCCCGACGACGCCCCACGACGGGAGATTAAGATCGTACAACCCGACGGGGTGCGGACGCTGTTCACCTGTCCAACCATCATTAAAAACCGCCGAGAAACATATTGCTACTACATTCATGCCTGGCGGTTTGAATTGTTGACCGGATACCGCCCCGGAGAGATTGCCGGGCTCCGCCAGGAGGATCGGGACGGGGACGCCATCTCGATCGACCGGGCGATTAACAACCTCGGGGAGCTGACGACGGGGAAAAATTCCCATGCCCGGCGCTGGACCGTCTTGCCCCAACGGGCTCTGCGGGTGCTGGACGACCAAGCGGCGATGCTGCGGCAGCTGGGGATCATTAGCCCCTGGATCTTCCCCGGGGAGGACGGCGGCCCGATGGATCCTGCGCATTGCTATCGGTTGTGGCGGGTATATCGGGCACAGCACGGCATCGAAGCTAGCCTGTATGGGCTCCGGCATTCCATGGTATCCATCTGCCAGGAGGAAATCCCGGAAGCGGTTATGCAGCGGATCATGGGGCACAGCAAATCCATGCC